TTAGTACGCGTTCTTCCGCTCCTAAGCATGGTCATTGTTTTATGCCATGTGATGGGAGCGGCGGAATTAGACCTTGGAAGTTTGCGTCAAACGCAGACCACCAGGAATCTAACCCGGTTCTCAACTTCTTATAGGACTCGTATAATGCACGGTGCTCTTCTCTGAGGATGTCCAGCTCCTTACGGAGCCGGTCATTTTCATTGTTGAGACTCGTCAATAAACGGGCCTGTACAGTGTTGAGGGGTATTATGTTTTTAGCATTTGCTTGAGACATACTATCTTTCGGTTTGGAGTCAAGAAGTGTTGGTGCATGCTCTAGGAGAGATACCATATGGTACTCAATAAGAGCCTAGATGAATATATACTCATCGAACACCTACTTCTTGACGCTCATGTGTCTGGGAGTAGTTACTTCAACGCTCGTGCTCTGCGCTTAACCGTTAAAAAGTTACGCAACAGAGTACGTTCGGAAGGTCTTGGTTTTCTTACGAAAACCTTGCCTCGTTTGGGCAAGCGCCTTGATCAGGCGCTTGCAGGTGCACGTCCAATGACTTGTACTGACTTGGGTTTTGATACCCTTGATGGTACGAACTTACCTCGTTTTCTTGGTGAGTTCTTCATTAGAGTGTTCCAACCGAGTGGGCTCGTCCTTCCTATCCCTGACATCCAATGCGTCAGCGTACTAAGGCAAATTCTTTACTTGTTTTACAAGTATGAATTACCCTATACAGAAGCACAAACACAACGGGTCATCGATAGTTTCAAAGAAACTGAAGATGACCTTGTTCATGTTGATGATTCCATCAATTCTTTGCATGGGATGTCAACTGACTTCGAGCGGAGTCGCAGGCGTCCGTTGGCTATCGGGGATCTTAACGATCCTCAATGGTTCAACGACCGCAACAAACAGCTCCGTGTTATCCGCGAAGCCCGAATTATTCTTCACGAATTATTCAGGCATTTCGACGGACTTGACATTACACCCCGTCATGGCCCCGGTGTCGTTTCCACAAAGGAAAGACTAGGAGCCAAGTACGTTTGGCGTAATGTTAGTTCTCGCATCACTGACGTTTATCCCTTAGACGCGTATTTTTGCGCATCTCAGGGCCACGTCTGTGACACCTATAATGAGTTCTCACTCATTACAGATACGGATCATTCGGCTCAAGTTTTACTTGTCCCGAAGGATTCTCGCGGGCCTCGCCTTATTTCTTGTGAACCCGTTGATTTTCAATGGATTCAACAGGGCCTAAGGAAGGCTATTTACGAGTTGGTGGAGACGCATCCTCTCACGAGGTTTAACGTCTTCTTCACTGACCAATCACCTAACCAATGCGGCGCCCTTTTAGGGTCCCGTAATGGTAAGTATGCGACCCTTGACCTCAAAGAGGCTTCGGATCGTGTGTCGGTCAGTTTAGTTCACCTACTGTTTCCAAGCCACCTTCACAGGTTCTTGGATGCGGCTAGGAGTGCATCTACAGTGTTGCCAAGCGGTGAGAAGATTATTCTCAGAAAGTTTGCCCCGATGGGATCAGCATTATGCTTTCCCATTATGGCACTCACTATCTGGGTTCTTCTAACTGCAAGCGCACCTGACGAAGATACTCGAGAGAGTATCTTGGTGTATGGTGATGATGTCATCGTTCCAACGGCATTTGCCGAGAGCGCGATGGGCATCCTCGAATCGTTTGGTTTACGAATAAACCGCGATAAGAGCTGTCTCCAAGGATCCTTTAGGGAATCCTGTGGTGTCGACGCCTTCCAAGGCGTAGATGTCACTCCAGTCCGAATACGGACTGTTTGGAACTCCTCACCCCGTCCTGACGTTTATACCAGCTGGATCGCGTATGCGAACCAGTTTTGGGATAAACGACTATACCACGCATACAATTATATTGTAGCGAAACTAGAGGCCATATATGGCCCTATTCCCGGCGAGGACATGCTTTTAGCTTGTCCAAGCTTGCGTAGTTCGTCTGCTCGTAGCAACGACTTTAAGCGCAGACACAATAAAGACCTTCAAAAGGTTCAATATCGTGTTCGCACTGAGTCGTCTCCATCAGTAGTTCAAGTCTTACCGGGTTGGAATATGCTCCTCCGCTTTTTTGTGGAGACAGCGAATTCTTTACCCTTTAGACCTGATGAATACCGAAAGGCAAATGGGCATTTTTCAATGCCCCATGCCTTTGCAGTCAGTCAGTATACCAAGCGCCACACGAGCATTCTCGTGTGGAGCTGGCGATGAGTATAACCCTTTA